GTCCGGTGGCGGGCGTCGGTCGGTGGCGTCATCGTGGCTTCAGTGATCATCGCGCTGTGTCTGGCCGGTTAGCTCGAACGTTAGGCCTTCAATTCGTAGCGGTCGCGTGGCACTGGCGGATCAAGCGTGAACCCATTCGCCAGGATGTCGCACACAACGGTGCGCTCGGGGTCGCGCATGCGGCTTTGCCACTGCTCCAGGGCCTGCACGCGGCGCTTGTAGAACGCGGCTTCGTGCTCCAAGTCGTGCAGCCGCTTGGCCGCTTCGGCGTGCAGCTCGCTGTCGCCCGGCGTCAGGTTCCAGTGGTGCGCCCAGGAGTCGGCCTCGCGCCCGCCGTGCTTCGGCAGGGTACGCTGCCGCAGGCGCTCCACCAGGCCTAACTGGTCGTTCGAGCCGACATTCGTCGGCTGGGCAGTTTCGTTCGTCACTCCAAGTCCTTTCCAGCCGCCGAATGCGGCTCAACTCCAACGTTCGGCTTCACGCGGCTTGGGCGATCTTGTGGGCGGTGGTCGGCTTCTTCAGCTCGACATGGAAAGCCTCAACTAGGCGCAGCGGGTTGTCACCAGGCCGCGCCCACAGCTTCACGCCATTGAATGCGGCTTCGCAGCGCACGCCAACGCGGTCGGCCAGTTGGCAAAGCTCCATCGACACGGCTTGAATGTCGCTGCCGGCAAACGGCTCAACCTGCAGCACAAATGTTTTCAGCATTTCCATCACAATCCTTTCGCTCCGGCGCCAGGCCGAACTAGTTAATCGAGCGGACCGCCCCAGGCAGTCGCGCGTGTCTCAAGGCCGTGCAGCGGCCCGCTCATTGCCAACGTTGGGCCTCATGCGGGCACCTTCGCGCGCTGCACCAGGCCGCGTACCCAGCCCTTTGGCGCCGCCTGCACTTTGGCCCACTCCGCATCTGTCATCCAGATCGTGCGAGGCTTGGTGCGCTCATCGGGCGGCAATTCGGGCCGCCCCATACGCTTCTTAACTGCCTTCTCGGCAGTGCTCTTGCTCATTTCGAGTTGACGCCACTATCAACAACTGACCAAAAGGCGCCGCCCTTCAGCGGCGATGCGAACTGCCGGAACGTTGCAATGTGGTCGGCCTTGACCTCAGCGCGCCTTGTCGGAATTGCTGCATCGTTCTCAGCGCAAAACGCATCGCGCTCGGCTTTGGAGTTGAACGACAGTAGTTGCAGCTCTTTGTGAATGAAGCCGCCGCCGAAATCTGCTGACTCTTTCTTGTATGCGTAGAACGCGGCCATTTGTCTCTCCGGTTTGCTGGGCCGCACCGCGCTGCCCATGTAGTTAATATATGCTGTTTAGTCTGGCCGCGCAAGCACTTAACCGCATCTATTTTGTAACAGCATCGCGCCCCGGACACAGCCCAACTCCCGGTCGAGGCGACCCACTCCGGCGTGAGTCATCCGGGATTTCCGGACAACTCGGCGCGCGCCTACGTGGTCGCCTCACCATTGACGTTAGGTCTTCAGTCCCAGCCATGCTCTGGCAGCGGGCCAGCAACGCCGCGCAGATCGCCATCGTCGCGGGGCGCGTGGTGAAAGTCTTTGCGGTCTTGGCGATTGCCGCATTTGGTGCAGAGCCACACTGAGCGCTTCCCGCCGCAAGCGTTGATTTCATCGCCGTAGATGTTGCGCGCCCACTCATAGCGGTGTGCGCAAAAGAATTGCTTGATCCAGTTCATCGGTTTCCTCTCTGCTAGGCCCGCAATGCAATCAGCAGGCTCTCAAACTTGCTGTCGGGTATCTCGGCCGCCATGCACGCATCGGCGATCTGCTCTGCGGTGTAGGCCGGCTCATCGCCGCGCATCAGCGCAGCCGATAGGCGATCTACCGCAGCGCAAAACTCGCGCGCCTGCTCTGGGCCACACTGCGGGCTGCGTGCTATGGCGTTCGATGCCCGCACCAGCGCTTGCCAGTGCTCTGCGTGCGCGTCTTCGGCACGCTCCGGGGCCAGGCCTAACCCGTCGGTCGAGCTGACCGTTGCCAGCGGGGAAGGTTCTTTGTCCATGTGAATTTCTTCTGTGTTCATGTTTCGGCGCGCGCTGCCAACGTCAGCTCACCTCCAACGTTAAACACCGCACACCTTAATCCGCGCAGGCGCCAAAAACGCAGGCAAGCAAGCCTTGCATTCCTCGCGCGTCATGCCGATCAGAACAACAACCCGACCGTCACTGAGCTGCACGCTCAGCGCGGGCATCCCGGCAAACTTCGCCAGCGCATCGGCGTGCATGTCCCCGATCTCGACGCCTTCGCCATCCAGTTGCAGAAGTTCCATCATTGGGCACCGGACATTTGGATAGGCCTCCTTGGTCAGCTCGCCGTGAACGTTCGGCGTCAAAACGGGATGTCGTCCTCCATCCCATCAAACCCCATCACCGCCTTGGCCGCTGCCTGGCGCTGCTGGCTGTGCGTCTGCTGCGGCTTTTGTTCGCCGTCGTTTCCGCCAAGCATCGTCATTTCGTTGGCGATGATCTCGGTGGTGTACTTCTCGACGCCATCCTTGTCGGTCCACTTGCGCGTTTTCAGGCGGCCTTCGATGTAGACCGGCTTTCCCTTCTTCAGGTACTGCCCGGCGATTTCAGCCAGCTTGTCGTAAAAGACCACGCGGTGCCATTCGGTTTCTTCCTGGCGCGCGCCGCTGGTCTTGTCCTTCCAACTCCGCGACGTGGCAATGGTGATGTTACAGACTGCGGCGCCGCTGGGCGCATAGCGCACTTCAGGATCGCGGCCCAGGTTGCCGATGAGGGTTACTTTGTTGACGCTTGCCATGTCATGTTTCCTCGGCCATTGCGGCCCATGCGTTGATAAATTCGATCAGGTCCGAACACTCGCGGACCGTAAGCGTTGACGTAGGCCGAAACACGATGTCCACGCCTGCGCCATCAATGGCTGGGAGATACGTGGACTGATGACCCGCTGCCCGGCCCCATGCCGCCGTAAGAAGCCGCTTCCACGTGTCAATGCTCTGGTGCTTCCCTGCCCACACCCGAGTGCGTGCAATGTCTGACAGCAGGGCGTGTAGCGCGGCGTTCTGGCCACCATTGCGCGACGGCTCTTTGATCGTCACCGTGTAGCCTGCAGGCGCATCGGCTACCGCCTGCATTGCGCGGCGCCGTGCCAGCGGATGAGCAAGAACAAACTTCATTTGATCGCCAGCCTTCCGTCCACCGCGAGTTGCCGCACAGTCATCAGGATTGCTTGGTCCAGTCTGTCGCGCCGCTCCTGCCGCGTCAGTGCGCCGCCTTGGTCAATCTCAGCATGGCACTCGACGCAAAGGGCGGCAGTAAAGCAGTCGTCCGTCTTCATCCCCATGCCCTTGCCGACATTGCGGTGTGCGGCCTGTGTAGCGCCTTCACGAAAGCACAACATGCAGGGCAGCGAAGCAACGGCGCGAAGCCATTTATCGCTGCGGAAGACTGGCGTCTTGAGGTAGTTCACGCCTTAACTTCCAATCGCTTTCCCTGCACGATGCGACATCCTGGAACGTCGGTCCCCTGCTGCAACGCTGCCTTAATTGCTGCCTTATCCGGCGCAGGAGGTGGCGGCTCTGCTTGGCGCATGAACGCAGCCGGAACCTGCGCAGCATCGAACACATCAACGGCTGGCGGGTTGTCTCGAACGGCAATGCGCAACATCGGCCCCTCAACCTTGGTGATTCCTGCCGATTGCAACGAAGCCAACAGATAGCGGCGGAGGCCATCTACGCGGGATTCCAGAGACTTTCGGCGTGCAGCCATCTGGCCTTCGGCCTCTTTGATCTGCGCCGCCGTGGCTTCGAGATTGCGCGCAAACATGGCGACGTTTGCGGCCTTCACTTCCAGATCGCCAGACAGGCTTTCGAGCGTGTCCGCGATGGTCTGTTCGTCAAGGTCCAGATCAGCCAGTTTTGCGGCCGCCTCTCGGTATTCGTTGGCAAGGATGTAGAGCTGTGTCATGCGGCCGCCTTAGGTTTTGCTTGTTGCTTCTTTTCTTCAGACCATGCGCTGATCTGATCAATGGCGTCGGAGTCCTTCTGTTCTGTCGCCTTCTTGATCGCGTCGGCAACAAATTGACGAAGCTCACCAACGTTCTTTGCGCCGAAGATTTCAGCCTTCCGCCCTGCCAACCAAGCATCTCGGTTTGGGTCGTTGCGGGCCGAAACTTCGTGCGTTTCTGAATCTGCGTCTGGGTTCCCCTCGGTCGGGATTGCAAACGTTTGAAATGCCGCGTATTTGTAGGCCGCGCTCATGGCCTTGTTTGTTGCCTTGTCGCCGCTGTCCATGGCTTCGCCAAACGTGCGAGCGGTGTGCTTGCTGCCGTCCTCCGCTGACACAAAATCGAACTCGGCCTCAACAGTCACATAGAACAGCGCGCCGCCGCTCTTGCTCTGCCGTTCCTCGCAGTCCCGGGCGATCATTCGCGGAATGATGCAAAGGCCATGCTGCGCCAGCAGTGGAGAAATGGCGTTGTAAACATCGTCAATGCCACGGAATTGATAGCCGCTGCCCTGGGTGTTGCGCCGATCCTTGGCGATGCCAGTTGATGCCAGCGCACCCTGTACCGCGTTGATAGCTTGATAGACCTTCATGCTTAAAACTCCACGTCAGGTGAACCGCCACGGCGGAGATGTGTGCGGCAGTAGCGCCACTGGCTGCGAGCTGCGGTGTAGGCCATGCAGGCATCGTGCCAAAGCCCCTTGATGTAACCCATGATTGGCTCCTTGAAATACGGCCCCGTCATGGCGCCGGTTTTGATGAGAAGTGTTGGCAGGTTCACAGCGGCCACCACATCGCCGCAAGCGCTGCAAGAAACACGATTGCAATCGCCCAGCACAGGTTGTCAACGTCCAGCAGCATGTCTGCGCTGCGCTCTGCAAATCGGCGGCTCAGTGAACCGGCTTCAGGGTGTCGGTTCATGCTTCCACCATTTCCCATTCGCCGGCCCACTTGACGAACTCGGAATCGCCAAAAATTTCGGCGGACTCTTCCATGCTGTCAACGGTGGTGATGAAGAAACCCTGCAGGCTCTTCATCAGCGCCACGCGATACATCAGCTTCACGGGCGCGGGCTTCACTCGCCATTGCAAACAGGTGCCGAAGCTTGGCATGTAGTCTTCCACCAAAGTCCAATCAGTCCATGCTGCATGGTCGTTAGTTCTGTACTGAACCTCCGCCCCATCAGCCCAGGCCTTGATCACGGCGGCGTATTTATGCGGCGTCATTGCTGCACCCATGACATCGGAACGTTTTCCAAGAAGGCGTCCCATGCGGCCGCCTCCGCCTGATTGCCAGCCATGAAGGCTGCAGTGTCCAGCTTGCTCATTCGTAGCACTCCGAGTAGTTGTCGGCGTAGTCACGAGCGACGCGCGCGACGAACTCGCGCAGCGCCGCAGCAACTGACTTGTCGGACTCGCTCTGAGCGTTCGGGTGGTTGTCGCGTACAGCCACGGCGCAGGCTGCAAACAGCAGCTTCTGCGCATCATTGCTGCACTCGCCGAGGAACGAGCGCAGCGGGTAGCTTTTGCGGGTCATGAGGCATGAAATCAGCGCAACATCAAGGTTAGCCCGCAGCGGGTCCATGAATGCGTCGTAAGCGCGATCTTCGGCGGCCTGCTGCTGCGCCGGGTGGTTGTCGCTGGCCCGTGGCTTCAGCATTGCGTTGTCGATGCGGTCCATCTGGTTCACTCCTTGCCGCTGTGTTTGCGGCGTGAATGAACTGTAAGCGCACTTACCTTGCAATGCAAGTGTGCTAACAAAGACCGTTAAGCGCGCTCAACTATTCACGCGAAAAAAGCCCACACAAGCGGTAAGCCGGCTAACATGGCTGCATGGATAAAGCACATGCAATCAATCTTCTCGGCGGGACGGTAAGCGAAGCGGCTGAGGCAATCGGCATCACGTCGTCTGCTGTCACGCAGTGGCCTGACGTTCTACCGGCCCGAATCGAAGACCGGGTTCTTGCCGCGCTGGCCCGCAAGCATATGCCGGAATTGATCGCGGCGGAAGCCAAAGCGGCGAAGGTCTAAGCCATGCTGCCGCACGACATCTGCCGCTGTGAAGGCGCGCTTAACGCCACCTCTCCCATCGTCTGTGACCGCCGCGAAGACTGCGAGCGGCACACGTCGCTTGAGGACATGGGGCCGCGTAGTCCCGTCGTTGCACTCAAGTGCTTCGATGACCGCTATCACGGCTTCATCCCCGTAAAGGTGGCGGCCTAAATGTTTGTCTCCCACCAGCACGCAATTCCCTTCCTCCGGGGCGCTGGTGGCTTTGCCCGGGCCGGAGGTTGCGGTAACGCGGCCGGCCCGGGTGTTTTTCTTCAGCGTGGCCGGTTCATGCGTGGTGTCGGCCAGCAGTGGGCAAGGCGCATGGTTGCGTTCATGCGCTCAACAAACAGCATCGCGCCCCTTCAGTGGATGGCCGAGCAAATGGGTTGCGATGTTGTGCAGCGCGATAGCCGCGCAGCAGAGGTCGCAGCACTCAAACAACGTCTACAAGAATTGGAGCGGGCCGCATGATCCTCAGTTGCCAACACTGCAAGCTTGACTTCAACGCTGAGAAGCACTCAATGAAGTATTGCAGTAAGCCTTGCTATCACGAGGCCGAGCGCATCAAGAACCCCGGGAACAACTGCCGAAACTGCGGCATTGAGATAACCGGAAAGCGCAGGACCATTCGCACGTACTGCAGCGCCGAATGTCATGAAGCAAGCTTTGATGCTCTGCGCACGACCTCGAAGTGCAAGCGCTGCGGCAAAGAGTTCTCCCACCTTAAAACACGCCCTCAGCTCACATGCAGCCACGCTTGTGCAGCATCTGGGATGCGTGCGCTGCGCAACAAGGTAGTCAAGCCAAAACCTGACAACGCATTTGATGGCGTGCAAATCAAGAAGCAAAGCGCAGCTAATTGGGAGAAGGCTGAAGTCAAGTATTCGGATGGCTTTGTTTTCACCCGCTGCCCGAGCCCAGGCTATGGCCGCTTCGGCGAAATCATCACCGCCACTGAAGCCCCGCGCCTGTTCCGCGACATTCCGTTGGGTGCCCTCGCATGACCATGAAAGCCGACCTGATCAAGCTTCTGCGCGCCCGCTGGGTTACGCCAGTCGTCGCGCTGAACGAGGCGAAGTGCTTCAGCCTGTCACAGCGCTGTGGCGATCTGCGCCGCGATGGCGTCAAGGTTCTGGATCGCTGGGTAGACCTTCCAGACGGCAAGCGCGTCAAGGAATACAGGATCTTCTGATGGCGCGTTCGAGAAACATCAAGCCGGGCTTCTTCAAGAACGAAATTCTTGCGGAGCTTTCACCAGAAACACGGCTCCTTTTTATCGGGCTGTGGTGCATTGCAGACCGTGAGGGCAGGTTCGAGGACAGGCCGAAAAAGATCAAGATGGAACTGTTCGCGGCCGACGATTTTTCGGTCTCAGACAGCCTTGACCAGCTTGCATCAAGCGGGTTCTTGGTTCGCTATGAGGTTGACGGAAGAAAGTACGTGCAGATCGTCAATTTCATCAAACATCAGATGCCGCATCACAAGGAAGTGCCGAGCGATATCCCGGCGCCGCCAGGATCACCACAGGTGACTCGACATGCTTATGACGTAAGCCCCGATGTGCGTTCATCAGTATTTTCCCGCGATGGGATGAAGTGCCTTCGTTGCGGAACCAAGGACTCATTGTCGATTGACCACATCGTCTCGCTTTCGCAAGGCGGAGACAACGCAATCACGAACTTGCAAACGCTATGCACATCTTGTAATTCAGCCAAAGGCGGGGCAACTAAGGACTACCGAAAGACTGTCATTGAATCAACGTTGCTGCAACGTCAAGCCAACGATGGCGCTTCTTGTCCATCTGATTCCTTGATTCCTGATTCCTTGATTCCTGATTCCTTGATTCCTGATTCCTCACCACTGATTCCTGATTCCTCAGTTGCGCCTGCGGCGCTTTCCGGCAAGGCCCCGCGAAAACGCGGAGCCAAGCCAGCGCCAGATTCGGCCGCTGTGTGGGCCTCGTACTCGGAGGCCTATGAGCGACGGTACAGCGTCCCTCCGGTGCGAAACGCCAGCGTCAACGCCCACTTGGCGCAATTGGTCGGGAAGCTGGGCGCAGCCGAGGCGCCGTTTGTCGCGGCCCATTTCGTCAAAAGCCAAAACGGCCTGTACGTTGCGGCGATGCACCCGACGAACCTGCTGCTGCGTGACGCGGAGAAGCTGCGCACCGAATGGGCAACAGGTCGGCAGGTGACCAGAACACAGGCCCAACAGGCCGACAGAACGCAAACCAACGCCAATGCCTTTGATGGGCTGTTGGCCGCAGCAGAGATGGAGTACGCCAATGCCAAGTCCTGAACTCATCCGAGCTATCGCCGTGACTAGCGAGCTGTGTGGGCGGACATTCTCAGAAGCCGCCGCCCGCGTGTTTGTTGGCGACCTTAGCGCCTACCCAGAAGAACAAGTGCTTGGCGCGCTGGTGCGATGCCGCAAGGAAGTGCGCGGGGCCTTGACGATCAAGGATGTAGTCAGCCGCCTTGACGATGGGCGGCCTGGCGTCGAGGAAGCTTGGGCAATGCTGCCTCACAACGAAGGCGATAGCGCCGTTTGGACGACGGAAATGTCGCAGGCCTTTGGCGTGGCGGTCGGGCTCATTGATGCTGGCGCGATGGTTGAGGCACGCATGGCGTTCAAGGAGACCTATTTGCGCATGGTTAATCAGGCCAGGGATAGGGGTGTCGCAGTGAAGTGGACCATCACCCTAGGCCATGACGTTCGAGGGCGGGAATCAGCCCTTATCGACGCGGTGGACAAGGGCCGGATTTCGTATGAACGTGCACAAGAGTTCATGCCCACGCTTCCGGCCAAGTCTGATGCCCTTCGCCTAGCTGGCGAGTCGGTCAAGGAACTGGCCCTTGGCCTTCAATGATGAACGAGCTTTGGGCGCCAACTCACAGCGCAGTTGCCGCACTGCTGCTTGACGGAATCCCGGCCAGCAGGATCGGACCGGCCATCGGCATCACGGCGGCATCGGTTAGCCGTCACATCGACATGATCAGCCGTTGGCTCCGCGTCAAGAACCGAGCGGTGCTTGTTGCGACGCTGGCCCTTATGGCTGCGGAGGAAGCATGACGCGGCTTGGGCTGCAAATGAAGATTTGCGAGAGTTCTAACGCAAAGCTCACCGGACAAGGAGGCGCGAGCCATGAGTGACGAAGCGAGCAAGAGCAGCCGCGCCGACGCAGGGCCGGTGCAGCGGCCTGTTAGGCCTGTCGCGTGGAAGTGCAGCCGATGCGGCCACACCAGCACCAGCGAGGGCCTTACGCCCGGCGACAGTTGGTGTAGTTCGTGCGGGGCCGTTGAGACTATGCGCGCCCTGTACGACGAGGCCGACACGTTGGAACTGGCCGACCAGGTGCTGACGCTGAACAACGCGTTGCTGGACGCAGAGGTGAAGTCCGACCGGCTGCGCGCGCTAGTCCGTGAGTGCGAGCCAGCCGTGTACTCGCAGCACATGCGCGAGATTGGCAGCCGCATTGCAAAGCCAGGCACTTTGCTGGCCCGCGTGCGAGAGGCCTAACGCCAGGTTCAGCGGCGGCCGTAGGCCGTCCGCTGGAACCGACAGTTAGGCGTCACTGCAACGAAGGAGAGAAGCAATGGCATGGAGAGGTGAAGTAGAGGACGGCACCGGATGGGGCGGATTGGTGGCAAGCAAGAGCGAGCAACGCGCAGAAGCGCGACAGGCGGCGCTTGAGAAGGATGCGGCACGTTACCGCTGGCTGAAAAGCCGCCAGGGCCTGACGCTGAGAAGCGAGAAACAGCCGAACGTGTGGAAGCGCATGGACGGCACGGAATTCAGCGCAACGCACTCGCTCGCAGAAGGCGGCACCCAGCACGCACCAGCCGATAGCATGGACGCGCTGATTGATGCCGCGATGCTGGCGGCGCGTATTCGTGATGCCTAACGTTGCAATTGAGCCGGGCGCGTGATGCGTGGCCGAAGTGCGCGCCTGCCGTAGCGCCTCGGCTCGAATTGCGTGTTGGGCGGCTGGACATTAAACACGAAGGAGTTGACATGCAACTGATGGAATGGGTGAGCGCAGACCCCGACAGGCGCACCAAGGTAACGCACCCGTACAACTACGACCCGTTCACGATTTGGCGCGGCCCCGGCGAGCCTGACGGCAGCGTTTACACCGACCGACTGTTTCAGTGGGACCACGCGAAGCACGACGCGCTGTGCATGAAGCACTTTGGCAACCGTGGGCAGTATTGGGACCGGCGCGACACGGACAAGATTCAGGCGTTCCTGCGCGACTACCTTGAGACGCCCGAATTGGTGCTGTGCGAGGTGCAAGAGCACTGCAACCAGGCCACGGGGTATCCCTGCTGGCACTTCGCGTACCGCAAGACGCCCAACGTGGGAATTGAGCCGCCGGAACGGTCGGCTCGAATGACGGGTTAGGCCCGTTGTAACCGGAGCGAGATGATGCGTGAGAAGCAACTGAAACCCAAGCTGGTGCCGCTGCCATGCCCGTTTTGTGGCACCAAACCGAAGCTGGCGCCTCAGAACCCCGACGAGGAGGGCAACGCCTGGGGCAAGGTGTACTGCGCCAGCAGCCGGTGCGCCGTAGCCCCAAGCGTGAAGGACGGACAGGACAGCGCCGACGAGCGCGGGACAGGCGCCTACATGGACTGCGCGATTCGGCGCTGGAACAAACGGGCCTAACGTTCGAGCTGAACCGCCGCCGTAGGCGGTCGGTTCGAGCGAGGGGTTATGCCGCTGGTGGATAGACGAGAAGGACTTGGAGCGCAATGGATACCGAAGTGATGTTCAGCCAGGCCACCGACGTGTGGGGCACGCCGCAATGGCTGTTCGATGCGCTGGACAAGGAATTCGGCTTCACGCTGGACCCGTGCAGCGACGGCAAGAACCAGAAGTGCGCCAAGCACTACACCAGCCAGGAGAACGGCCTGCTGCGCGACTGGGGCACGGAAACCGTGTTCATGAACCCGCCGTACAGCCAGTGCCAGGAGTGGATGCGAAAAGCCTACGGCGCCGCGCAGGAAGGCGCCACGGTGGTGTGCTTGGTGCCGAGCCGCACCGACACGGACTGGTGGCACCGATACGCCATGAAGGGCGAGATTCGGCTGTTGCGTGGCCGCCTGAAGTTCGGGGACGCTACCAACAGCGCTCCGTTTCCGAGTGCCGTGGTGGTGTTCAGGCCACGGGCGTTCGCGCTCACTGCCTGGGCGCCTGAAGCGGCATAACACCGGAATTAACGCGAGAGCGTAGCGAGTCGCGTTGAATGACTTGTTAGGCGTAACTCTAATTCGGAGGATTTATGTCAAGAGTGTTTTTGTGTTCACCAACTAACAGCCAGATGTTTACTACATGTTGTGAAACTGCAATCTGTAGTAATCAACAAAAATGCCCATCGTGCAAACAATACGTTTATCCGTTTGATGATGGTATGACAGACAAAGAGCGTGACGCGATAAGCAATCACAAAACCGAAACTATGCGCTGGAGCATGGCATTCAAGAAATGACGCATAACGGGGGAATTGAGCCGCCGCGTAGCGGTCGGCTCGAATGACGGGTTAGGCGTCTTGGTGGACAAACGAGAGGAACTATGAGCTACGACATTGAACTGACGGACCCGGTGACGGGCGACACGCTGGAACTGGACGCGCCGCACCACATGCGCGGCGGCACCTACGCGGTGGGCGACACGACGCGGGCGCACCTGAACGTGACTTACAACTACTACCCGCACTTCAGCCGTGTATTCGACGTGCTGACCGAGCCGCGCCCGAAGGCGCCCGAATGGCTGCGCAAGGACGGGGCGCCAGTGAGCGGCGTGCGGACGATCTACGGCCTGACCGGCGCCGAGAGCTTGCCCGTGCTGGACAAGGCGATTTCCATGCTGGCCGACGATGTGGACCCCGACTATTGGAAGGCCACCGATGGCAACGCAAAGCGGGCGCTGGCGCAACTGCGCGCTCTGGCTGCGATGCGTCCGGATGGGCTGTGGGCTGGCGACTAGACGCCTAACGTGGGAATTGAGCTGCCGCGTAGCGGTCGGCTCGAATGACGGGTTAGGCGTGACCCG